CACATAATGTATCTATTGTAGCCTGAAGAATAGCATGTGTTCCTGAAGAAGGTGTTATAGAAGGTGTTCCCTCTATAAGACATCTTACAGTATAATCAGCTTCAATTACATTTATATCATTATTAATCACTACTATGTCTGCAACAATAGCATCAACTTGTTCTTGAAGATCACAAGCAGAAGCAATAAGTGCTTTTGATATATCTACAATTGATATATCTCCACACGTAGGAAGATTAGCTTGTACAAGAGCACAGATATCTATTCCAGTGAGATCTATTTTTATTCCTGTACCATCTAATGTTGATACAAGAAATGTAATAAGAGCTTGTTCTACAAAAGATAAAGAATCACCAGTTTGGATTCCTAGAACAGGAACATCTATTCCTGTATATTTAACACATCTGTCAGAGACAATCTCTGTACATCCGTTATAACAATTTGAGCAATTTGACATATTATTTTATTTTAAAAGATTTAAACTATTGTAATGGTTGTTGTTGTGGTTATTAAGTTAAGTTATCTTCTATTAATCTTACTGAGTAACCGTAAGTCTTATAGAAGTAGTTTCTGTAGGCACCCCCGAAGTTATAAAACAGGAGGCGGTACCAGGCGAAAGCTGGCGTTATATCGTTCTCTGAAGAACTCCACCACAAACCGTTGATGCCAATCTCGCCGAATGGTCCATTGGAGTAGCGATACCCTCCCGGAAGAGCTGTAAAGCCACTGCTGTTTGTAGCCTCTGTATTAGGGCTATTCCAATGACACAATCCTGCTTCTTTCATCTTTCCTCCAGCATTTCCTGCAGGAAGTTGTGCATCTAAATAATCTGTTAATACAGTCCATTCTGTGTCTGTTGGTACATGATAACCAATAGGAGCTAGTCCTCTTGGATCATTCACAGCGTACCAATTATAAAGCTTGCCATAAATAGTTCCAATTGCTGGGTCATTGTTATAATAGCACCAAGCTCCTGTTGTTAAGTTTGACCAAGCTGCAGGGTCTGTTACTTGTGGTATTGGTGTGCCATCTCGATATGTCGTTACATCTAAATTACAATTTGTCCATTTTTGAGTTCCAATTGTAATTGGGTCTCCAGAAATACAATTAGTGCAAGAAGTTGTTGTTGTTGTGGTTGTTGGTGGTGCTATTGTTGTTGTTGTTGTGGTTGTTGGTGCTATTGTTGTTGTACTAGTTGTTGTACTAGTACTAGTAGAAGTGCTAGTGCTAGTAGATGTACTAGTAGAAGTGCTAGTAGAAGTGCTAGTAGAAGTGCTAGTGCTAGTAGAAGTGCTAGTAGATGTACTAGTAGATGTACTGCTACTACTTGTTGTTGTAGAAGTATATGCACTTAATGTTATATCTACAGAGTTAATACAATCTCCTGTAGATGTTATTCTAATAGTTGTAGCATAGTCTGGTACTATTGTTGTATATCCTGCTTCTAAATCTATTTTACTCACTCCTGTTTCAAAAGGAATAATATAATCTAAATTAGAATAAAGATCAAAAGGTCCTGTATCAGAGCCTGCAGTTGTTAATTGTAAGAACACTATCATGGGGGTGTAGTTGTTGTTGATGTACTAGTGCTAGAAGTAGTAGTAGAAGTTGTTTGACACACTCCACTAATGCAAGGTAAACCTTCTGTAATTATTACTAACTCACTATCTGCTGTTCCACAACATCCGCAGAATTGTAATACATCCTCTGCTGAAATAAAATCCTCAATATTCTCATCTGAGCAGTTAATATATGATATAGCAATATCTAATGCACTTATACTTGTACTAGTAAATGTAACACAGTTACAAGCTATTGTAGTTGTAGTAGTTGTTGTAGGTGAAGCTGTTGTTGTACTTGTTGTAGAAGTACTAGTAGAACTAGAACTTGTTGTTGTTGTTGTACATTCATCTGTATCTATCACTACAATATTTGGTGACACATTAAGAGTTACTGATGTGCTTATGCAAATACTAGATAGTCCTTGTAAAACTATTGTTTGTGGTTCTCCTGTATTACAATTACCAATCAAGAATGATTCTGCAACAGTCGCAGTGTTATATAATATAAATGATTTACAACCTACCATTGCAGTGGTTGTAGTAGTTATTGTAGGATTTGCTACTACATCAATATCACAAGGATCTTCTAAACAACGCTCAGGTTCATTACATCTACTAACACAACCTGCTGTAATACGTATAACTCTGCTAGCTATCATAGCTACAGAGTATTCATGCACATAATTAGGATTACAATACTTGTGAGTAAGTATCCTTCTATATGCTATTAATTGAAGAATGTCACCAGCAGGTATAGATTGGTTCAACATATATGAAATATTGTTGTACAAACTATTACCAAGCTCTGCTAACTTGCAATTTATTTTTTTAAGTAAATCAGGAATGTTAGAACATTCTGGGCAATTTGTTAGTCTTGGTGATAACATGATATCAATTTTATTTATTTATTCACTTTAGCAGCACATGCTGCACACACTCCGTTTGTCAATTGACAACCGCACCCTACATTAGCTCCACAGCTTGAACATTGTGCCATAATTAATAAAAGTTTAATTGGTAGTTATTACCAGAACAACCACAGTTGGATTTAAGAAAATTGTTTAACATATTATCTGCCTGAGCATATAATGTATTTGATTCATATTCTGCACAGTTATTAGCTGCAGCAATTGCTCCTTGAATAAAGAAGTTGATTGTATTTAATGTTACGCTAGATTGAGTTTTAAGGGCCCTATCACACTCCATCATATTTAATTGAAGGAAAGCATTGTCAAACTTTTCTTGAAGTCTCTCAACACGTAATATTGTTCTTTCTACATAATTTGCATATGCAGGAGCCACAGAATATCTTAATCTATATACACCATCAGGAAGAGGTTGATTGCAACCAACATCTGTTATTCCCAAATTAGATGATGTAAATACATTGATTTCATTAGGAACGAAAGGTAATATCTTTGTTCCAAATCCTGGTATTTCAATCTCAATAGATGGTGCTGAGACCACTGGAGGATTGGTAGGATATACAGAAGCATCTGCAACACCAATTGTAAGTACACTATAAGTAGGAACTACTAATATATCTAATTGTAAGTTTGCCATGTTTTTTTAATAAATATGCCAGAGGAATATGAGTAGTATCCTCTTTCCCCTGGCATAGGTTATTTAATAATATTTTCTACTCTGCTTATCCTTAAGGAATGTTAGTAGAAGTTGTAGTAGTAGTAGATGCAGGAGCACTAGATGTAGTAGTTGTAGTTGTGATACAAGCATTGTTATCTAATACAGTTCCTAAAGCAGCTTCTAATACAGTTTCAATTGCAGCAGCAATACCACTTGTTACAGAGTTTGGAGCAGCGATGATCACTGTAGAATCTTCCATAATGTAATCACCCCATTGATATGCAGATTTATCATATTCATTGAATTTGATATAATACGTATTATAAGTAACTCCACCAGATACCCAAGTCTCAAAGTTCTCGTTGTATCCATTCATTCTGTAAAGGTGTTTCAAATACCCAGCTTGGTAGCTGTAGAAGTTTTTCTCTAATTGAGCAATTTCTGCAGTTTGTCCTGAAGCATAAGAAGCACGTTGAGTGATGATAGGTTGAGCAACAAAGTTACAAGCATCAGCAACAATAAAGTCAGCAGTAGTAGCTGGACCAGCATATACAAATGTTCTGAAAGACATTCTGTCATATTCAAAAGGGAACGCTGCAATATCACAAGGTTGACCATATTGTGTTAATGGTTTTCCTGTAATACGAAGAATAGTTCCACCTACATTTTCAAATGTATAGAATGTAGAGAAAGAAATGTTGTCAGGGTTGTTTCCTGGAGCTTTCAAGTTTAATTGATAAATCAATTCGTTGATGATAGTATTAGTACTTACATCAGCACATGGGTTAGCATCACAATCACAACAAGGAGCTTGAATAGTTACCGAACGAGTGAAACCATTGAAATACAATGTACTAATGTAGCTAGAGAAAGCACGTAATGTTAACGTGATAACTTCTCCACATTGTACAGTGAAATCAGTTACATCAGTAATTTGATTAGCAGCTGTTGGGCATCCTGATACTTTATACCATTCAGTTACGTTTTGTCCTGAACCAGCATTGTTTTTACCAGAAATTCTGTCAGATCTTTTAGATCCTTGAAGGTAAGTGTTTGTTCTACCTTGAGCAACGTAGAAATAAGGAGATGCAGCAATATTTGCAGCAGTAGCCAAATCATAGTTACTTTTAAAAATACCTACTTGTCCTGCAGTCAAGTTTTGTGTTGAGCCAGAACTAGGAAGTGCAGTTTGTCCTACTGGAACCACGAAGAGCGTGGTTAATGAAAAATCAGCCATTTTATTTATTTATTAAATGTTAAAAAAATTATTCGTTTGTTTGTATTCTGAACTGTGCACTTTGTACTGCAGCAGAATTTTCAGTATACATTGCTAGATTTTGTACTGTTAGATCTAACAGTTCATCTTCTAAATATAATTCAAGTTCGCAATCTTGATCAAATGATGGTAAACCATCTAACATAATATATCCTGTCTTATTTATATACACTGGATATCTCATATACATTATGTAAACTTTTGTTGGGATAAATGTACCATCTGTAAAGTAACTTATCTCATCTGATGATAAAGAGTTGAATGTTTCTTGATATTCAAAACTTGGTTTGTAATGATCGTTGTTTAATATAAACTGAAGATCACCATGTTTAGCAAGATCTCTATTGATCCAGATCTTTCTATCTTTACATCTACCTTTGTCTGCTAGTATATATGAATCTATGTAGAACATATATTGTGGACTAAGTTGATGTACATACGTACACCATTGATTCAATTCAACATTCTTTAATGTAAGATCTAAAGGCTGATGATTATAATTCATTATAAGACTTTGTAAGTCTTCATAACGTTTCTTAAATGAATCTTGTCCTAATTGACTAGCAATACTTATTCCATCAATCTTTTGTTTTATCAACTTAATCTGAGCCTCATTCAAAGCTAAGATTTTGTCTTCTAATTGAATTTGTTGGTGCTCATTAGTTGATAGTTTATTTAGTTTCTGATCGATCTTGTATAATAAACTATCTACTGGAATCATATTCTTTTATTTTTTTAAACCAGCTACTAAATAGCAGCTAGTTTTTTAGTTTTCAATTTACCTTCTAATATTAATAACTCATCTTGGTTATCATCATCAGCTAAGAATCTAATTAAATCTTCTTCGTCTTTAGCTATTTCAAACTCACCTTCATAAATCTTACCATTAGGTTTGCTTCTATATATTGAATGTGTTATAGCTTGTTTAACTAAATCTTTAATATGGAGTAAGGCATCTTTCATATCTGCAAATCTATTGAACACTTCAACTGGACTCAATCCTGAATATTTACCATTCTTGAATTCTGTTTGTTTCAATACATTATCTACTAAGTTGTATACTACTTCTTCTTTTGTTTCTTCTGTTACTGGAAGACCTAAAAGTCTTGCAACTTTTTTCTTCTTCTCAGGAGTCATAGAATCAAACTTAACAATAGCTTTGTTGATCAATTGTTTTTTCTTGTAGATCACTGCATTTTCAATCTCATCATCCACAACATAAAATTGTGTGTCAGCAGCATATTCTCCTCTTTCCCAAGCTTGATAGCTAGAAGCAATAGTAGGATGTACTCTTAACCATGAAAAAGCAATTTCTTGGAAAGGAACTGATAGATCAAAATAATTATCACCATCTAATAACTTAACTGACTGAACGTGAGTCTGATCATCTGTTGATAATGATAATCCGTAGTTCCAGAATTGTGATCTAGGTCCTAAATCAATATCACCTATTTCATTTTCAAGTTTTGCTCTAAGAGCTTTTACTCTTTCGATTTCTAATTCTTTTTCTAAAGGATCTTGAATTCGTTTAATATAAGAAGCATTCTCATCTAAGCCTGTTCTATATTTACCATCTAATTCTTTATAAGGATATTTGAATACTCCTGTTCCAGGGATTCTTGTCATTCCTTTTTGTGATAGTCCACTATCCATTGTTTGAAGTTGAGCACTATTTGAATAGTCTCTCTTAATAGTAGAAATTTTACCTGTCTTACCCATAATGTAGTTTAATTTTAAAAATTGGTTTTAATTTGTAGCGAATTGAGGACTCGAACCTCGCTTCTGGGTTATGAGCCCAATGTGCTGACCAGTTACACTAAATCGCAATTTGTAGAGTGGTCCCACCGAAGGAACCTGAACCTGGATACTATCCATTTCAAACACTCTATTTGAGATCAATCCCCTCGAGGAGGGAGAGGAGGTGAGGGGATCTTTCTCGGAAAAAAGAGATGTGTGCTGTTCTATTATGGGAAGCATCACATCTACGTTTTTTGTTATTAGAATTGTGGCATTTCCTCAATCAACACAGTTCTAGACAAATCTTCAATAAAGACATCACATCTGTCTTTCATCCAGATTTCGTATCCTGGGAATTTATTAGCAGAGCTCATACCTTGAGATTTAGCAAAACCTAAGTGGTGACGAGTACCATCAATATAACCCCAAGTCATAGAAGGTGCACCCTTCATACGTACTTCACGGATGTTGTTTACCATTGAACCATCAGACATTGGAGAAACATCAAACACCATAAATACAGGAGTAGATTTTTTGTTTTGTCCAAACTCTAAGTTAGATTGTGGTAAATCTAATTCTTTCAAGTGAATAAGTTCAACTCTACCAGTCTCACGAGTTACCATTGCATCAAATGCAAAGTTGTAAGTGATATGTTGTCCTTCACCTTGCATATATCTGTTTCCAGAATCAGCCATGAAAGTAAGACCTGAATTCAATGCATCTGTTTTCAAAGCTTGTTGGAATACATCGAATCCAGCTTCATTAGTATACATCTTAACACTTCTATCTTTCACATCCACTCTTCTGTAGAATAAATCTCCAAATACAGAACGGATTAAGTTAGCAGAGAATTCACCTCTGTTATATTGTACCAAGTTTCCATTGTTACGCATTCTGTGATAAACACCAGCAGATGTACGTTTCAATTCTTGTTTAGCACCACCAGATTTAACTGTACCAGGTTTAGCCCAAATCATACGTTTAACTTTCAACTCAATCATAGATTTACGCATCCAGAATTCGATGAACGGTTCCCATTTAACATCATTACGTGTAAGTGGTAATTGGTTACGTCTTTGTGGAGCATATACCAAGATGTCTAATGGTTTACCAGAAGCATCTCTCATCATTTTGTCATCAGCCCATTCAGTGATTTTGTGCTCATATCCATATGCAGAACCTAAAGATTCAAACATTGTGATTTGCTCACCTAATCTTGGAAGACCTAATAAGTCTTGATCAAACTCACCAATAGCAGCATCAACTAATTCTAGTTCAACACCATATTGTAAGAATACAGGATTAACGAAATCAACAGTAGGATTATCACTTACTAATGTGAATGAATATAAATACCCCATGTTCCAAGGCACTGGATCTTTGATCACGTAGAAACGTGGACCATACTGACGTGTACCTACAGAGATGATAGCATTTTTAGAAAACTCATTAGTATCTAATACTAAAGAAAATTCTTGACCATCAATACCTGTTTTACCAAGATCAATTAAGTCTTGCGTAGATGCAGGAATGTCAATAATTTTTGGGAATTTGTAAGGAACTGCTACTTGCCATTTCCATGCATCACTATTATTATCAATATAATAAGGTGTGCTTTTGTTGATCATGTCCAAGAAGTCATTACTGTAAAGTGAGCTCTGTGTATAAAGACTGATGATTTTTTTATCATAGTCTGCAGGCTCAGTAGAGTGAAAACTCTCTAAGTGGTTAGAGTCTGTTAGTTTCCCTACTGCACGTTTGTCCATGGACGCTACACGAGCATAAGTAAAACCAGTTAACCCAGGAATTGTTTGAATTGCCATTGTTATTCGTTTTTGTTAATTATTTATTGTTTTGTTATAAGAACCATGATTTTGAATTAGCATCACCAGTG